ATCTTTGGGGTATTCTCAGAGAATAAGACAACAATAAAAAGGAACAAATAAACATGAACCAAGTAACAGAAAAAAAAGAAGGAGCATTAGCGACAAATCTATTTGAAGCTGATGCAAATCAAGGCACTCAAAATATATCGCAAGAAGATCTTGCGTTACCATTCTTAAAAATTTTGGGTCAACTATCTCCAGAGGTAAACAAAAGAGATGGTAAATATGTCGAGGGCGCAGAGCCAGGCAAAATAATAAATACTGTAACTAATGCATTGTATGACACAATTAATGTCATACCTGTTTTTTACAAAAGACAATACATAGAATGGCAAGATAGAGGTACCACGGGAAGCGGTGCACCTGTTGCAATTCATGACGCAGACAGTGATGTTGTTAATCAAACCACTAGAGGTAAAGATTACAAAGATAGGTTACCAAACGGTAATTATCTTGATAACACTGCAAGTCATTTTGTATTGACTGTAGGAGACAATCCATCAACAGCATTAATTTCTATGAAATCTACACAACTTAAAGTTAGTAGAAAATGGAACTCAATGATGATGGGTATTAAGATGCAAGGTAAGAACGGTTTATTCACACCGCCAACTTATAGCCACATTTATAAACTATCCACAACTCAGATGTCTAATGACAAAGGAACGTGGTTTGGTTGGGATGTATCCAAAGTTGGTCCTGTAGAAGATGCAGATCTTTACGGCACAGCAAAAGCTTTTGCTGAGTCTGTTGGTAAAGGTGAGGTGCAAGCTAAACACGGTACAGAAGAGAAAACTAACTCTCCTTACTAATCGAATCCTAGGTAGTGGGCGTCGAAGCGAGAGTAGAGTCGCCCACGAAAAACAATTATATATTTATTATGGTAGAAAAATTTAGAAAGATATTTAAAGGTTTGGAAGAAAGATTTGGGTACCATGTACTTGATCAAAGCAATGGTAACGGTAAAAAATCTGGTACTTCATTTACATCTTCTTACGCACATACAGAAGAAATGTGGAAGGCACATTTAGAGGGAAATAAATTTAGTGTTAAAACAAAAACAAAAGTTATAGAAGCAGATAGTTTAGGTCTTTGTCCTATTACAAGTGACAGTAAATGTACTTGGGGTGCAATAGATTTAGATGAATACAAACCTGACGTTAAAGAATTATATAAAAAAATAAAAAGTTTAAATGTACCAGTAATACCATTTAAATCTAAAAGCGGTGGTATACATGTTTACATTTTTTTAACAGAAGAAGTCCCTGCATTATTATTGAGAGAAAAATTACACTCAATAAAAAATATATTTGGAGATTGTAAACCAGATAAAATATTTCCTGTGCAAAAATATTTAAATCTTGAAAAAGGTTCAGCAGGTAGTTGGATCAATCTTCCTTATCATAACTACAAAGATACTGTGAGGTATATGATAAAAGAGGATGGCTCTAAGGCCACCCTGGAAGAGTTCTTTGAACACTATGAAAGAAATACAGTCACTCTTAAACAACTCAAAACATTAAAATCAAACATAGACGAAGGAGACTCTGGAGAATGGTTTCAAGATGGTCCTCCTTGTATGCAAGCACTTGCAAAATTTGGTGTACCTAAAAGTCAAAGAAACGAAGTTTTATTAGATATGACTAGGTATGTAAAACAAAGATACCCTGAAGATTGGAAAGATAAAACTTTAGAATACAACAAACAATTCTTTGAGCCTAAAGGAAAAGGTATGGGTTTTAATGAAGTAAGTGGAGTCATAGGTTCTAGAGAGAAAAAAGATTATGTATATAGATGTGATCAAGATTGGTTAAAAAGTTATTGTAACAAAGAAGAATGTATTAAAAGAAAGTTTGGTATAAGCGGTTCACTAAGCAGTGAGTTGGTATTGGGTCCTTTATCTTACGTAACATCTAACCCTAAAATTTGGTACCTAGGTTTTAATGGTGAAGAGGTAGGTCTATCATCAAAAGAATTAGTTAAACAAGATTTAGCAAGAGAAGCTGCAACAGAACAAACAGGTAAGACACCGCCTAAAATTAAAAATTGGGATATGCAATTACGAGCACTTCAAGAAAAAGCTACGGAGATAGATGCACCAGAAGAAAGTTTACCAACGTTCAGGTTGAAAACAAGTTTAGAAAGTTTTTGTTTTAATACTAGAGTAACCAAAGATAAAAAGAAAATATTATTAGGCAGACCCTTTGAAGATGAGTCTTCAATTAAATTTACTTTTGGTGACTTCTTTAAATATTTAAAAGCTGATGAATGGAATATTACTCCAGACATTACACACCAAATGTTGAAAAAAATCCCTGGTATTACAAGAGATAAATTTCATATTAAAGAAGGTGTTAAACGATGGGTATATGTTTTACACAAAGAACAGTTTGATAATGAACCTGAAGTAAAACAAGAAGTCCCAGAGTATGTTACTCAAGAAAAAGAAAGTCCGTTTTAATGTTAGATAGATTTTACAGGAGAAGATATAAAATATTAGGTGGTCCTGGTTGTGGTAAAACAACTAAGATACTAGATATTTTAGCTGATTATATTAAAGGAGGTATAAACTTAGATCAAGTTTTATTAATTGGTTTTGCTAAAGCTACAGTGCAAGAGCTACAGGCTAGAGTAATTAAAAAAGGTTTACTCACAGAAAAACAAGCTGAATCAATTACAACAATACATAAGTTTTGTTTAAATCAAATTGGTAAACACGACATTTTAAACTCTAGTGTAAAAACAGATTTTAAAAAAAGAATGGAATCTGACCCTGACACTTGGGTTATGTTAGATGATGAAAAATATGACAGGGAAGATGAAGAGCCTGCACAATGGACAAAACAAGAAGATAAAAAAATGGCTGTTTATTATGACATAATAAATAAAGCACACCATCATACAGGTTTTGATAAAAGACATAAATACAAAAATGATTTAGATAAAATTTTAAGTTTTTTTGGAGAAAGTGAAAATGATACATACAAAAATGTACACACAGGGCAGTTAACTTATTTTTACACTAATCTTCAAAAGTTTAAAAGTCAAACAGGGGTTATTGATTTTGATGACATGTTATTAAAAGCTTTATACCCGACTGTAGAATTTCAACCATATAAACTTGTACTAGTTGATGAGGTTCAAGATCTTTCAAAATTAGAGTGGCAAGTTATATCTAAGATAGCACAAAAGACAGAAGAGTTATTTTTAGTTGGAGATGATGACCAAGCTATATTTGGTTGGAAAGGATCTGACGTATCTATATTTCAAAAGTGGCCTTGTAAAGAAGAAAACATTACACGTTTAAAAACATCTCACAGACTACCAGGAAAAATATATGATTTTGCTTTAAGCATTAGAAATGACATAAAATACAGGCTAGGTAATGAGTTTACATGTCAAAAAAGAATAGACCCGGATAAAAAAGACGAAGGACATATAGCTTATATAAATGGTTTGGATGAAATAGAGGGTTTAGATAAAGACTCTGAAATTATTTTTTGTGCAAGAGCTAAAAGTTCTTGTAGGAAATATGCGGATTTTTTAAAACATAATAATTTAATATGGTTAGAAAAATCACAAAATATAGATGACAGGGGTAAACTTAAAAGTTCTTTTCCTAGTAATTGTAAAAACGTAATAGAGTCTTGGCATACTCTACAAGAAGGACATTCAATTAAAGGAACTGATTACATAAAAATGGTGAAAGAAATGAAAAAGGATTTTATTTCTGAAAGAAAGAAAACTGCTTTATCTAAAAAAGATACAGCACCACCAGAACTATATGTAGCGGATTCTTTATTTTCTTACGAAGAATTAAAAAACAAATACTATTTAAACGCTCCCTTAGAAAAAATATGGCATGAGATTTTTTACTTTGATACCACAAGAATTCAGTCAGCTAAAAAACCTAAAGCTATATTTAGAGATAGAGAAGACTTTAATGACTATCTAAAAGGGTGTTGGGAAAAAAATAAAAATTTAACAACTAAAATTATAATATCAACTATCCATGGAGTAAAAGGAATGGAAGCTGAGAAAGTAGTTCTATCTGTTGAATGGGGTTACTCATTAAAAGAATACAAGATGGGTAATCAAAAAAAAGAAGACGAAGAACTTAGGGTTTGTTATGTAGGAGTTACTAGATCTAAAAAAGAATTATATCTACTTGAATTACCTGGCGAATACAAAAACCCTTTTCCACCATTACAAACTTACTTAGGAGAAAAATATGACGGATGATACTATATTTGATGATGCATTCCCACAAGATAAACAAATTGGAGGGTCTCACTACAAGGACTTTCACATTCAACCTTATGAATTTATCTCAAAGAATGATTTATCATTCTTTCAGGGTAACGTTGTAAAATATGTTTGTAGATATTTACACAAAAATGGTGTAGAAGATCTGGAGAAGATCAAGCACTATTGTGATCTAGAAATTAAAA